TCATTTATATAGTACACTTGAGAAATGCCTGCCTGATAAATGAGTTTAGCACATTCAATACAGGGATAGTGTGTTACAAATAATGTAGCACCTTCACTAGAATCTGTTGACTTGCACAACTTCATCAGGGCATTTGCCTCTGCGTGTAATACTTCTGGTTTAGTTCTCAAATACTTTTGATTAAACGTGAGTGTATAATCTAAATCTTCTGTTGATGTTTCGCACTCGTTGCTCCAACCAGAGGGCATACCATTGTAACCAATAGAAAGTATCCTGTTGTCTTTTACAATGACACACCCTACTTGTAGTTTCTTTGCTGTAGATAGTTTTGCTGTTTCTTCTGCTATCTTAGCGTAATACTGTAGCCATTTTAGGCCCATATTTCATCCCAGGTACCTGTTGTGGCACCACGTGCATAGTCTGTTGCTCTGTTCTCAAAAAAGTTTGTGTGAGTAGGAGCATTAATCATAGACTCAACCCACAGCAAAGGATTCTTTTTCGCTTTGAAAATACCTTTGAGTCCCAGAGTAATCAGTCGTCTGTCACAAATATATCGAATGTATTTTTTAACATCATCACTAGTCAGGCCTTCCATCGGACCCATAGCAAATGCTAGGTCAATAAACTTGTCCTCAAGCTCTACCATCTTTTCAGCAATAGTGTATATCTTTCCTTTGAGGTCGTCATTCCAAATGTCAATATTCTCGTTCACATACTCACGGAACAATTTAATCATATTCTCAGCGTGTAATGTTTCATCTACAATTGACCACGTAACAATCTGTCCCATGCCCTTCATCTTACCATGTCGTGGGAAGTTCAACAACATAATGAAAGAGGAGAACAACTGCATACCCTCAGTAAAAGCAGAGAAGGCTGCAATGTTAGTAGCAATAGTAGAAGTATCCTTTCCTGCTGTTGATAAGTCCATAAAGTATTCGTGCTTATCTTTCATAGCATCGTACTCAAGGAATTCGTTGTACGTAGACTCAGGCATACCTAATGTTTCAATGAGGTGACTGTATGCTGCTACGTGCAATGCCTCTCTTGCTGCGAATCCTGCAAGCATCATACGGACTTCAGGTTGCTTGAAGTATGGGAGATAGTTATTAACATATCCACCTGCTACGTCAATGTCACCTTGTGTAAAGAAACGAAAGATGTTTGTAAGAAAGGCCTTTTCCTCATTTGATAACTTATTCTTCCAGTCTTTTACATCTTCTGCCATAGGTACTTCTGTGTGTAACCAATGGGACTGCTCGTGCTTCAACCAGGCATCATATGCCCAAGCATAGTTAAAAGGTTTAAAATATGATCTTTCTTCTGTTAGTTTTTTCATTAGACTCCTAAATCCTCTACGCCTGCTCTGTTAAAAGCCCAGGCTCTCTCCTTACACCAAAAACAAAAATTACATCTTCCAGGGTGTCCTAAGTTTTCGGGTGGTAATATACAACTCCTAGTTCTTCTTCCTAGTTCTCTTAAAACATCTGACTTACCCATTTCAACTAGTATATTCATTGTTTCGTCTTTTGTCAAGTCTCTAAAGGGTATAAAGCCTTCAGTAGTAGAACCTTCATGTGTTATTAATCTGTCATATATTTTATATGAACCCTCTTCACCTGTTCTTGGACGATACGGCCAAGAAGTTTCATCAGGTTCAAACTCTCTTTTAACTTCATCACTAGGCCACAAATTCTCACCGCCATATATAATATCAGCTAAATGATTATCAACAACTGCCTTCAGGCATCTCAGAGATACCCATATATCTTCTTCTCCTGGTATAGCAGGACCACCTAAAACTATAGGTTCTCTAACATCACCACCAATTTCATCAGCAACATATTCTAACACAGAGGTAGAATGAGGTACAGAACTATCTAATTTCGGTCCTGTAAAAGCTATACACTCCTGTCCTCTTTTAACACATTCACTGTAAACCAAGTACCAAAGAATTGCACTGTCAATTCCCCCTGATACCATTACGCCTATTTTTTTATTCTCAGGTATATCTATAATCATTATTCAATTCCTGTATCTACAAGTCCCAACTCATTAAATGCCCATTCTCTTTCTTTACACCACCAGCAAATACCACATCTACCTCTATCTTGTTCTGTACAAGTGTGCGTAATAGGCATAATTTCTTCAGCAATCCCCAAGTCAAATGCTAGTTTAACTGTTTCTGTTTTATACCAATCAGCAAAAGGCCAGGCTACCCAATCATAATCACTTTGTTTAGGAACATACCTATCATTAGGTAAATACTTATCATGCGGACACATCTCGTCCTGATTGGGTGGATACTTATTCATACCACAGAATATAAAATCAGAATACTTTTCATCAAGTATTTCCCGTACACCGCTTGCTACATAATCAGAAGTATTTTCTGAATTCAAATTACCGACGATACGTGTAGGTGTAAATTTTGTATTTGTTTTATTTGCATACCATTTCAATACAAGGTTTGCATAGTGTTCAGCTCCGTCTAACTTGGGTACAGTGTAGGCAACACATTCCTGTTCTCTTTGTACACAAGCTGTTTTAACCATGTACCAAAGAACAGCACTATCCCAACCACCAGACACAACTACACCTATTCTTTTATTGACAGGTATATATTTGTTTATATCAAGCTGGAGCATCAGTTACACAGGCTTAAGCGGAATTAAAGCAGCAGGTGTTCCTATATCTTGAACAACTGACTTTTCTTTATGGGTTAGATATAGTTTATTAATTGCTGTATCCCTAGAACCACAAGTATCAGCACAGTAGGCTAATTTACCGCTTCTAGTATCGCTACCATCCTGAGATTTTTTATGCCACATTTCAAACATATCTTCACCGAAAACAATATCATCTATTGATTTTCCCTGTAATACTTTAAATTTCTCTAACACCGGAGCCCAGGCTTTTTTCATTTGCTGTGTGGCATAGTTATAGTGTACTTCAACAATTTGTCCGTGTACATAACAACAAGGATATACTATGCCATCAGAACCTAAATAAACTGAATGATAGTCCGGATAAGAATCTCCGTACCAATCTTCAACACCAAAAGATCTACACCGTATACAAGATTCATTTGTATTTTTTTCAATGTGTTCTTCTAATTCATACTCCTGTACAATGGGACCTTTCGCAAAGTCTTCACTATAATCCCCCGGAGAATACATAGGATTCTCTGTATATTCAGGATCCATAATAGGACCAGGATCTCCGGTTGCCGCTGTATATTCTGAGCTTACAATACTACCTGTATAAATTGAGTTTTTATCCCATGTAGGTACACCGTGTCTTGTATCAATCAAACCACCAGAGCCGTCAAAACCCAATGCTCTTTTTACAAAGAAGTTCATACCTAAATCTTCAGCTATTTTTTTAGCCTCTTCTACTTGATGTCTATTATGACCCCACTCAATAAATTCCCAAGTACCCCTGCCGCCTGCTTTTAAAAAAGCATTTAAATTGGCCCAGACCTTATCCCAAATAACATTTCTTCTAAACAAATGGTTAGTGTCTTCTAATCCATCAATACTCCAAACAACCTCACCCCATCTATTTGGACTTGTCTGTTTATTAAACCCATTCATCAGTTCACCAATCTCGGACCAAAATTTTGTTCCTCGCATTCCGCCATTGGTATTAAGTCTTTGGGATCTGTAGTCTCTAGTAGGCACCTGTGGTTGTTCAAATACCCACTGTAGTATTTTGGGAAGATCTGTACACATACCAGGATCACCATAGTTACCACAATACATAACCATATCTGTATGGTACAGTATATCAGAATTTTCAAAAATTGCTCTAAAATCGTCAAAAGAATATTCTCTCAATTTGCCGGCAGCACCTGGATTGAATTTTCCGTAATGATTTCTTGGGCAAGTAGGACAAGCTGCATTACATTTATTTGTCAGCTCTACGTGAATTTGTCCTATAGATTCTTTTTTGTATCTAATCATAAATTATCCTTCACAAGCAAGACAGGTACTGTCTTCTACTAGTGTATTAATGTCTTCTTTTATTATTTCTCTTTCTATTCTACGTGATACTTTATCTGCCTTACCTATTTTTTCAGAGCGACAATAGTAAAGTGTTTTCAGTCCTGACTTCCATGCTAAGAAGTGTACAAGGTGTAGATACTTTTTGTTTACATCTGGACGGAAGAACAAGTTAAGTGACTGTGCTTGGTCGATAAACTCCTGGCGTTTTGAAGCATGGTCAATCAACCAACGCTGATCTATTTCCATAGCAGTTTTAAACACATTCTTTTCTTCTTCTGTCAGGAATCTGAGTTGCTGTACGGATCCGTCATTTGAGATGATTGAGGACCAGATCTCATCTTCTGTCTGTTTTGTTTCCCCAGCTTCAATCTTACTTTGAATAACTCCCACCAGATGCTTATTTTTATTAAGATGAGACCCGGAGAGAGTGTCTTGCCTATATGCGTTTGCCCTAAACGGTTCAATAGAAGGCGAAGTGTTACCCATAATAATAGAGGAAGAGGCATTAGGAGCAATAGCCATAATATGGCTAAACCTTTTTCCTGTGCCAGCTGCGTCAGGCGCTTCTCCTCGTTCTGTACCCAATTCCAAATTTGCTTCATCAAGTTTACTCCTGATATGTCTAAACATTCTCATGTTAGCACTAGTAGCCTGCCAGGATTCCCATTCAATCATGTTCTTCTGTAGATAGGCATGGAAGCCTAGTGCGCCAATCCCAATACTCCTTTCCCGCATTGCTGAAAACTTAGCACGAGCAACTTGATCAGGTGCCCTATCAATAAAGAATTGCAATACGTTGTCTAACATCTCTGCCATGTCACGGAGAAACATTGTGTTCTTACTCCAGGAGTCATAGTGTTCTAAGTTTACAGATGACAAACAACATACTGCTGTTCTATCTTTGTCAGTGGGAAGAATAATCTCACTACAAAGATTAGACTGGTGTATCTTTAGTCCAAGTTTCTTTTGAAAGTCAGGCAAATGATTATTACTTGTATCAATAAAGTGAATGTATGGTTCACCTGTTTCCATACGAAGATCTAATATCTTCTGCCACAGATACTTAGCAGAGATAGTGTCACGGATTTCTCCTGTATGTGGATCAGTCAGGTTCCAGCCATCATCAGCAGATGGGTCAGTCATACATCTTTCAATGATTTCCATGAACCGGTCACTGATATTAATACCGTGATGCAAGTTCAGACAACGCACATTCTGGTCGCCTGTAGGTTTTCTCATTTCTAAAAACTGTATTACATCGGGATGAGAGATGTCGAGATATGTAGCATAAGAACCACGCCTGGTACGACCTTGCCTGTAAGCCAAACAAGAGGAGTCATAAGTTTTAAGGTGAGGCATAACACCAACAGACTTGTCATCACTAGCACGAATGCCGAATCCAATACCAACCCCGCCGCCGAGCATAGATAACCAATTAGTCTCACTTAAATTCTCCACCAGCCCTTCTGCTGTGTCATTAATGTAGTTCAGAAAACAAGAAATAGGCATACCTTTCTTAGAACGACCAAATGATAGTATTGGTGTAGAATATGACAACCAATGCCTGCTCGCATAATCATATAGTCTTTGTGCGTGTTCGAGATTGCTTGCAAACTGCAAACTTACAAAAGCAAAACGCTCTTGAGGAGATTCCTCTTCCTCTCTCATATAGCTTTCTTTGAGTCTTTGAATTCCTAACTTATCAAATAGTTCGTCACGGGACAGGTCAATCTGAAGACCTAAATAATCCTTCTTAGCCATGTAATTCTACCCTTTCTATTCTATCTACTACATCTTCATATTTAATATCGTGAAATCCAAAACGTACTAACACTCTAGGAGTCTTAGGTAGTATGATTCTGTGAGGTACAGAGGTATTAAATACAGATGCTTTATATGTATATGTTTTGTTTATTCCTAAAAATTCTGCTTTGTTTTCTAACCCCAAAATAGGGATATTAAGACAACATAACAGGGGTTTACCTTCATAATAAATTTTGGTATCAACGTGCCAGGGTGTTCTATTGAGTCTATCTAATACCTCAGAAGTATTTGTATTCGTATTTTGAATAATAAAATAATGAGGCCTGACTGTACCCATATCACCATATAATCTCACAAAGTTTCTATAAGTTTCATGTAGTACAGGTAAATTCCAACTTTGAGAATCATACAATATTATACTTTCTTTATTTTTTTGAACCCTATCATCATATATTTTATTTAAGTATGCTTTAATGCCATCCATACTAGAAACGGCCTTGTCCTGATCTATACTTAAAAATTCATCTCTTAGTAATTGTTCATTCCAAAAGATATTTTTATTTAATTTATAAAGAGGTTCCATCTAGTTCCTCTACTGCCGCTGCTACATCAGGAAAGTGATGTTTGATAACTTCCCAACATTGTTTAGCAATATCCATGTGTTCTTTTTGTGTACCGTTTGTCATTCTTAATTCACAATAATGCACCCAACTTCTTAGAGTGCCTGACATATACAATGTAGTTTCAGTATTACCCTCAGGCAAAACAGCTCGTGCTTGCTCTTTAGCAATACCTTTTGATAGAGCCCATTCATATACTTCCCTGGCCTTATTGATAACTTCATGTTGTTTCATGTTCCAATCTTCTCGCAGATCTCTATTATCAGTTTCTACGGAATTCTGTCTGTTCTTAGGGTCTTGTAAACGTGCTTCACGTTCAATATACTCAGTAGATACAGCATATCGCTGACTAAACTCCTGAAAACTAAAACTACGGTGCCTTAAGATCTGTCTACTAATGTCACGGGTAGTCTTTATCTCCATTGTTACAGAAACCATCTCAAATGGGCTCCAATGGGCATTTTTTATTAGATATTTTAGCAGTTTTGGCGCTGTTTCAGCATTATTTTGATTCTCTGGGTTACTTACACGGGCGGCATAAGCAATAAGTTCATTGGCAGTATGACAACCCGTTGCCACTGAAGGCTGAGTCATTCCTACAAGCGATACATTCATCAACACTTTCTCCACATTGTAAATTCAAGTTCTGCTGACAGTCCTTGATACGTATTATCATTTATAATACTATGAATTTCATCTTTTGTCAATCCTGATAGTATCATATCATTAATATCTTTCTCTTCCATGTACTCAGGCCATAAACATACTTTGTTACCTAGTTTTATTTGCTTATGTATCAAATTGCACACCTCTTTGTTTCGAGGTTGATTGTCAAATACCATAGTGAAGTATGTTAGTCCTAGTTTGTCTACTTTACCAAATGCTGTACCAACACAAGCAATAGCATTGTCGAGGAATAAACTATCAATAGGACCTTCTACTACATAGACTTCTTTGTTAGTGTCCACTTCTTCCATGCCGAACACTTGTAGATTATTCTCTTTTATTATAAGATTTATATATCTTAGTTTTTCACCTCGCATACCTCTCAATGCCATACCAGTCAACTGTCCTTGTGTGTCAATGAAGGGCAGAGATAAACGAGGCTGCTTGATATTTAGTGCTTCTGTGTATTTGGTGTTTAACTGTGACAGTGTACGAATGTCCTCAACATAGTAAAGTCTGTGAAACTGTGTCTCAGGTATCATTCTGCTTTTGGCATACTTCACTGCTTCATGGTCAGTAGGCAATGTATCTAACCTGTCCATAAGATTATCAATCAAACGTGCTGG